CTCAGACGTTAGTCCGTGCGAGCCGTTAAATTTAGCCCGCAAATCTTCAAGCAGCGCGGAAAATCCATCCGCCAAAGACTCAAATACCCGATATCCACCCGAGTCAACAATTTGGGTTGGATTCGTCGGTCGTAGGTTACCAGGATTCCTATTACGCCACGACCTTGTATCCCGTCTCCAACCCTCAAACTGCATGATGGCATCAGCCAAAGCTTCTAGCGGACTCATGTTAGTGTCCATTTCCTCCGACGTTTCCATTGACAATCTTCGACGTCTTAGTTCCATTAGCTGTTGACAAACTTGGGTATATAGTCGACCTACCGTTTAAAGCCGCATATCCAATCAAGTAGACAAACAACTTGTAATACTTTTGTAGAGAGGGAAACTCCTCAAAAGCTTCCCAAGGAGGGAGTACGGTGTGCAAAATTGAACACACCGTAATTCCTGTAGTTGTAATTTTGACCCAGTCTACTTGCACGAGCCTCTCTCCGTCAGTTGTAATTGAAATCAATCAAACTCTCGACCCCGTACAACCGGAATGTTCCGCCTGCTGGAGTCACGACAGTCATTTCAAACCACAACTCTTCCCAGTCGGTGATTTCGTAGACAAGAGGCGACGGAAAGTTGACCGTTATTACGTGGTTGGTTGTCGCATTAGTGGTTACTAGACCGTTAGCGGCGCTGGCCAGAACGTTCGTAACCGAAATCGCGACACCGTCTACAAAGATCGATCTGTCGATGCGACACACAATCGACGTCAGTGCTACAGCACCGACGAAGTAGTTGACTTTCACACCTCGGAACTTCAAACCTTTGGTCTTTAACGCCGTCCGAGGATTGAGCTGTGCTGAGTTCGCTTGTAGCAAGATACCAAGGTCAGGACGGTAGAACTGTGGTTGAGCCGAGGCTGCGATGCCCGTCCCACCGAACTGCTCCTGCAAATCCTCACCAAACCCTGACCGAAACAAGTTACTACCAAGCAGGTTGACGCTGTAGTTGGACGTTTGTGACGACGCTTGATTAAGAGAGAAATCTCCAACACCGTTTCTCGTTTGAGTAGCAGGGTTTGCACCTGACGTAAAAATCTCAGACAGATTCGGAATAAACAATCCATCTGTAAATGCTAAGTCTTGCTGGTATCGACCTTCTGTGTGTGGCATATGAGTCTCCTGACTCGCACGCTTTGCGTGACTAGTTAACCGCTCAGATCAGGTATATCCGAATCGGTGTTTTTGAGAATGTCCGCCAACTCCGGCTCTTCTCCCGGAGTGCTTAACACTGCTGCGATCATGGCTGGACGCCTATCGACGGATATAGTGTTGAATGTGTCTATACATTTATCAACACACAGAATCAATCCCGACTGACGTCTGAGCCTATCCACCGGATAATCATAACCACAGCGGTCGCATCTGTGCCAAGGCACTCCGGTCCAACCGCTGTGGCTTTGATTCGGCATTTTACTTCCCCCAGACTACGGACCGTTCGAACCCCACGTCCCGAGCCAGTTCGTTGCGCCTGTCGAGAACCGCATAAACGCAATCTGCTTGATGCTACGAGTGTCGAAGTCATCCGAGAAATCCTCCTCAAGAGGCTCGCGGTTCATAAACTTCAACGTATGGTTGTCTTTGTCACCAATCAAGAACCACGCGCTCGTGCTCGTCAAGTAGTGACTGACAAAATACATCAAATCTTCCTTGATCAAAGAGTTGATTTCGTTGTCAGCCGTGTAGGGTTTATGCGGTGAGCCAAGGATTTCCCGTGCAATCCACTTGAGTTCCGGTGGAATGACAAGATACCTTGGTCTCATCGTGATAGGCATACCTTGCGAGTCAGGCAAACGCTCAAACATGTTGATCGCTAGCTGAATCGCTGTGAAGGACAAATCAATGTCTGTCGTTGGCCTGTTTGGATAAGTGCCAGCGGCAGCAATGATGTTGGTGATGCCTGGAGCGATGTTGGTCGCCTGAGTCCCACCCAACAACGGATGCTGAGTGTTAAACAGCGTCACACCATCGATGGTGGTTGTAGTCGTGAAACCCAAGTTGAACAGGTTCCAAAACTGCATCTCTTTGACAAAGTGCGCCGAGCGTGCCAGACACTTTGGTGACTGATTGATCAGTTTGTACTGATCGTCTTTGATCAGCTCCCATGACGCCCTCACGCCAAGTGCCCAAGGCTGATGCAGGTAACGCTTCGTGCCACCCTGGATGATATCCTGATACACCACAGGAGTACCTTCCAGCTTGGGCAACATCGGACCGAGGCCAGAGAACTCGACTTCATCCTCGAAAGCCTTATCCGATGACTCAATATTGGCGACGTAGGAATATTCCTCATCGCGCTGCTTTAGCTTCAAGAAATGCACGAACAAGTCGTGCAATCCAGGAGCCATTAACTGGTAGTATTGTCCACGTACCATCATTGTCGTTTAGGCCCCCTATGCCTGAAGCTGCATTGCGGCAGCGAGGAACTGAAATTGAACGCCCCGAGCGGTGTCCCACTGGTCCAAGCCAATCACTTTGACCACCGCGCTAGAGCCGGTTTTGGTTTTGTCGACGTACCAGTGGTTGTCGGAATCTTTCGTCAGACCATACGAGATTCCCACATCACTGGCAGCGGTGGTTTGAGACGGTCCAACCTGTCCGTAAAACACCGTGTCGAGATTCGCCACAACGATGCCTGTTTTACCGTCGTTGAAATACGGACGGCTGAAATTAGCCGCGTTAGGCTCGTTTTGGACTTGTTGAAAAGTTTGCTGTTGAGCAACACCAGCAGTGGTAAGGTTTGCTCCAAATTCCTTACCAATGCCAGCGATACCCGCGGCAACCGTTGTGCCGTCCCACGCTTTGAGTGCGCCGTTAGCAGTGTTGATCTGTAACGGTGTTCCACTCAAGAACGTCTGACTTGCATCCTCGATAAGACGCTGCATACGAGGCTGGTTGCCGCTGACCGTTCCACGCTCTTGGATCAAGGCAGTCGCCATGTTGTGTTACACTCCTTTACCAGTGTCAACAGGGCCGTCAGAACCCAAACGACTAAACTCTTTCATCCCGTCCGCAAACGGAGTATGTTGGAGATCGGCTGCGTCTGGAGTAAAAACGGACATTTTTCCAGCTACCGCTCGGTTATTGGCCCCGGCGTTAGCTAGATCGCTAGCTGCTCTGCGAGCTGACAAAGTGCGTTGTATCGAGTCATCCGCAAGCGCAGCAGCTACACGATGCTTGTGTTTCAAAGCACCAAGGTAACGTTTGCGGTCAATCTTCATAAGTATAAGATCGCCGTTAACGTATTTAGAACCACCCTCACGAATGTACGGGTCCGCCCCGTGTTTCACATCCGCTTTGGTAGCTACGATAAATCCCTGCGCTTGCGCTTGCGCGAAACGTAGCCCGTCGCCAGCTTTATAATTAATCCAACGAAACGACACGTTGGGATTAGCTGGTATCACATTTGCAAAGTCTGGGTCCACAAGTGGACCTGCGACAATGGAGTCATCCAACTCAGGAATATACCGAGGGTTTACATTCGGTGTAGGCTCCTGAGGCATCGCTGACGCGGTGGTCATAGTAGGTTGTGCGACAGCGCCCGGTACTGGCTTTGGTTGGTTTGGTTGATTGGATATCATTGGAACATCATGTGCGAGCCTACCGCACTTCCTTTCTTTCGAGTTTCGAGATACTTAACAGGGTCCCACTTCATTACTTTGCACATCTCTTCTTCGTCGGCTGACAGTTTTTCGGCTGGCTTCTGATCCTCTGGACGAGCTGTTGGACCTTCGGCAAAGAATGGATCGGTGTTTTCTTGACGCAACTTGGCGATCTCATCCATTTTCTGGCCTTTGACAAACGTAAGTGCGTTGAGCCAGGTCTGAGGATTGACTCGAGCCTCGGGAGGGTAACTGCCAACAATCTTGTCAATGTCACCCTCGTACTTACCAAAGATTTGACTGTCTTTCGACGCCAAACTCTGCCGAGCGTACATCTTGGCCGCCATGATGCCGGACATCAAAGCGACGTTGCGGGTTTGTTCCGTCTCTTGTTGCACGAATTTAGACGGATCGGTAAGAATGGTCACAGTAGCATCTTCCGGCTGACCACGCTGCTGGCGTTGCTGATGTTGCTCTTCTTGTTGACGAGCGTTTTCGATCTCAGCTAGCTTCGCTGCATGAGCGTCGGCTTGAGTCTTAAGAGTCTCAAACTCTGTTCTGCTCGCAGCGGCGGCGGTCTCAAGCTCGGTGACTTTAGCCGTTGCGTCTTTGGCAGCTTTAAGCTGCTCGATTATTTGCTGTGGAGTCAAGTCTTTCAACTCCGGCGGTACTTCATC